CGAAGCAGAAGACCAGTTCTTCCGCTACTTGATCTACCGCGATGCACGCAACCGTGGTTTGAATGTGGATGACTCTGTCGACTACGCACAGAAGTACATCTTCACGTATGACGATTTGCCAAAGGCTGCGCGAATCATTCGAGACATGCCAGTTGGTTTGCCCTTCTTTAGCTACACGTTCAAAGCCATTCCAGCTTTGGCCAACACAGCACTCGAGCACCCGTTCAGATATGCTGCGCCAGCTGTTGCCTTGTACACAGTAAACGCAATCATGTACGCAATGGCTGCAAGCCTGGGCGGCGATGAAGATGAAGACTGGTGGACCATCATCCGCCGGTACATGACAGACGAGGAGTTCCGCAACAAAACCAAAGAGATGGAAAAGCAAGAGCGCCAGTTCTTGCCAACGTGGATGCAGGGCGCAAGCCTGTCATTGGGCACAGAGAAAACCATTCGCTTAGGCATGGACGATCTGACCAACTTGCCTGTGTTCTTGGACGTGAGTCGCATCTTCCCAGGCGGCGACTTGTTCGACGCACACAACAACGCAGGCGGCATCCCACTGCTTGCGCCTTTGACGCCAAACAATCCGGTCTTGACCACGGCTGCTGCGATGCTGTTCAACAAGGACACGTTCCGAAACAAGGACATCGTTCTCAAGACAGACACCGACATGGAAGCTGCACAGAAACGATTGGCTTGGACCTGGAAGCAAGTCTCACCTGCGATCGCTGTGGGCAACACCCACTTCGAGCGTGCAATGAACGTGATTGCCAACAGCACTGGCCAGCCAGTGAACGTGGGCCTGGCCGAGTACACCGGCATCGGTCCCGATGGTTTGCCTATCCAAGCTAAATATGCAGCGATGCAAACCGTGGGTGTTAAAGCGCGGCCAATTGACTTGGATACTTCAGAACAAATTCAAGCGTCGCAAACCAAGGCCATGATTCGTGATCTGGATACCCAGATTCGCAAGCTCAAACGTTTGGAAGGTAAGGGCGCGATCAGTCCTGAGACTGCTGAGAAGGAACGCGAGAAGCTGAAGCAGAAGAAGCAGTTCTTGAAAGAGGGCTTGACTGTTGAGGGCGAAGAAAAAGACTAGGGCATTCGTGCCCTGGTTTTAAAAATATAAGTTCACACCTGGTGCAACGCCAGGCTCTGGATTCAACGACGACCGTTTGCCTGTTGGCGTGATCGCCTCGGGTCCTGCCAAAGAATGTTCTTATCAATTCCACAGAGCCTGTCACGCTTTGCGCCCTTCTTTAATCTTTTACAAACCGCGTCTTTCGACGCTTGCTTGGCTTTGGCTTGGAGCTGAGATGCGGTCAGGGGTGTTGGCTCGGATGCCGTCCATGTGGTGATCCCGAGCCATACGAATACTAGGCTGAGAAATAAATTCTTGGCGATCATACATATCCTCCAATCTTTCCATCAAGCGGTCGATTCGTTTCTGGTTGTACTGAACCATGGCAACGTAGTATTCGACCGATGTCTCGGCATCCATCTTGGCCAGCTGGGCCTCGAGCAATTCTTGTTCTGCCAATTCGATTGGCGTCTTGGACCTGAAGAAGTCGCGGATGAATTGCAGTATGAGTTCGCGCTTGGTCATTCAGGTCTTTCGTCAATGGTGTAAAACCAATCAGTTCCTGCTGCCCACTTGCGCGTGCCATCAACCGACCACAAATGTTGCGCGGCTTGAAAGTCAGGGAATTTAGTTTCGCTAGGCACCAGGCTTTGGTCGTACCAGAGGCATCGGTTGTTTGGCTGACAAGCAAACTGACCCGACTCAAGTTTGATGAAGTTAAACGACTTGTGCTCTTCGGCAGTTTCGGTAAAGCCTGTATCCAGGTCCATGCCATCGGCACAGAAGTCAACCGTGAAAAGGTAGCTACCAAAATGCCACTGCTTATCTTTGCCTAAAAACTTTACGCTGAGATTTCGCAGTGCAATCTTTTCTACGATTGTGAATTGATAACCCATGCAGTCCCACAACTGCAAGGTGTCGATTGGCAAATCGCTTGCGCCTTCTTTCCACACGTATGCGTGAATGGGGAGTTTGTCATACAAGGCCCCGTACTCAGGCAACAATGACTCAATGCGAAACACCTGACCTCGCAATGCTTTGATGCTGACCCAAATCGCTGGCTCTAATTCGCCGTGACCTTTGTGGTTGTTGTACAGAAACTCACGCTTCACAAAACATTTCATGGGCGGCAGTGATGCGACTATGTAACTCATTTCTTTAACGCCCTTACGTAGATGGTGAAGCTGCTTATGGTGTCGTGGCCAAAGCCCTTGAGCTTCTCAACATGCTGTGCCACTTCTTCGATTATGCTATTGCGCAACTCGTTGTAAAACTCTTCCGATGTTTTTACTTCGAGGTCGCCTAAGCGAACTCGGATGTGGTTCATCTCTTCGGTCAAGTCGCGCATCTGGTTTTCAATCTGACGCTTACGATTCAGTGACTGGGTTCTGTCGATCGTGGCCCAGGCTTCGTCTTCTTCGTTCATGCCGCCTCCCTCTTCTTATCTCTAACAGCTTGAAGTCTTGCAATTTTCTTTGCAGTGTTTTTCTTTTTAAACTCTTCGTCATAGATAACAAACAAAGATTCCATTGTGCCGAACGTGTGAAGGTTACCGCATTGATACCGGCGATACCTTCCTTCTTTACGTTGACGCGTTTCCTGTACTTCAACCCAGGCGTTACACACTGGGCACTTCATGCAAGCCTCCAGCCTGCCCACAGCAAACCTGATACAAGTCCGGCTAAGAACCAAACCAGACACCAGCCCAACACAAAGAGGGTGATGTATTTCACCATGTCATCTCTTCGAGTTTTTGTATGTAGTGCAAAGCCTTGTTGCCGTCATCGCTTCCGTCTTTGCGGCCAGCACGCATGCTGTACTTGATGATGTTGCCTTTGAGAAAACCTCGGAACTCTTCGGGCGTAAGCACCGCCTCCATCACAGCCCACGGCTGCACTGGCATGTCTTTGTAGTGGCTGCCGCCAACTTGAACTTCATCCGCATTCATCAATCGATCTCCTTCATGTAATAGGGTGTTGCAAATCCATCGGCACGCAGAGGTAAGCCTGGTGCCCAACTCAGTGACCGGCCCATGATCTCTTCGACCTTGGGCAAGTCGTCCGCGCCTTTCGACTCGATGATGATCTCATCGTGAACAGTGAACAGCTGCTTGTGTCCGGCTTCGTCAAGAGCCAGCATTGACTCACGCAGACAGTCGCGTGCAATCGCCTGCGTAATGTTCTCCACCAGCTTGCCTCCATACGTTGCAAGCCTGGTCCACTGTTTAGTCTTCTGGTCTTGGCCTTCGTATGTCAACGACCCAACACTGGCCACCACATAGATGCCGCCGGTCTTGCTGTTCTCTCTCACCAGGTCCTCGTTCTCAATACGTGGTTTCACGTAGAACAGCTTGCGACCGCTTGGCAATTGGATAGTGAGAAACCCTGACTCGTATCTGAAGAACAACTTCGACTTGTGGCCCGCAATCTCCAACGCAACCGATGCCTTGTTGGTCACCGCCTGCTTGGCTGCACGCTCGACCGAGTACCACAGCTGCACAATCTCAGGGTTGGCCTCGCGCCATGCCACCTTGATCGGGTCGAGCTCATCCTCTGTCAGGCCCATGTTCAACGCGCCCATGGTGGTCAGTGCACCGACTCCGCCCTGGTAGCCAAGCGCCAGCTCGGCGACCTTGCCTCGCTGCCTGTATGGTGACTTCTTGTCGACGCTGCCAGCGGGCAGCTTGAACATCTGCTCAGCCGATGCCTCGTAGATTTTGCCGTGGGTCTTGAACACTTGCAGCCGCCACTCAGACCAGGCCAGCCAAGCGATCACACGGGCCTCGATGGCGCTGAAGTCGATCGACAGTAGGGTAGCCCCAGGGCTTGCGATGAAGGCCGTCCTGATGAGCTGTGACAGCGTGTCAGGTACCGTTCCGAACATCATTGCCAGTGTGTCGAACTCTTTGGCCTTGACCAGGTTGCGTGCCAAGTCCAAATCCTTGAGCTTGTTCTGCGGCAGGTTCTGCACCTGCACAATACGACCAGCCCATCGGCCTGTGCGGTTGGCACCGTAGAACTGGGTGAGTCCGCGCACGCGACTGTCGGCGCACACGGCCCGCTTCATGGCGCTGAACTTGGACACACTGGTCTTGGCCAACTCTTGTCGCAGCATGAGCACCTGGTGCACGGTCTCGTTGTCTGTGCTGGCCAACAACGTGGGCACCGTCTTCTTGGTCAGGTCCGCGATGGTGTCGTCGTCCTCTGCCTCTTGCAGCCACTTGAGTAGTTGGTTGCGACTGTTTGGATTGTCCAAGCCTGTGAGCTGGATCGCCTGGTTGGTCAGTCGTTCTTTGAATAACTCGGAACATTCGATGGCCGCGTCGACCAGGCCCGTGTCAAGCATCACGCCCCGCATCATCATGCGTTGGTCCAAGTGCCACAAGCGCCACTCGATCTCAGGCACTGGGAACTTGGCCAGCTTGGTAGCGATCTCGTGTTCAGACTCAACGTCTCGTGCACAGTAGTCTTTGAACAGCTGCCACTTGGCTGGGTCGTGATGCGATCGGTTGCGTGTGCGACCGCCGTTTGTTTTGGTTGGTTTGCATGGGATGCAGAAGTACCTGATCAAGCCCCAGCCTACGGTCATCTTCTGTTTGTCTGGCTCGATGCCAACGACCTTGCCAACGTCAGCCAGGTTGCCGGGCAATCCCAGGTACAGGGCATGCACGCTTGTGCATCTCCACTGTTCGGGCTTGATGAACTCTTGGCCAAAGTGTGAACCAATACAAGCCATCTCGAACGCTGCGTTGTATGCGGTCTTGAGAATGGTTGGGTCGGTGAGTGCGTCCATGATGTGTTCGGGCAATGTCTCACCGTTGGCCAAGTCATACACAGCCGCCGGGCCATCACCGTATTTGAAACCAAACAACATGATCTCAAAGTCATCAGCTTCAACGTACTTGTGCACGCCGCACTTCTTCAAGTCGACGCCGCTGTATGTTTCTAAGTCAATGCGAAGAGTGATCATTCCGCTGGCCGGGTGTCAACGAAGATGGGGGTAAGGTCGCCCATCCATGAGCCTATCGTGTTGAACTCAAAGAACTCTTCTGCTTCTTCGCGCGTCATCTCGCGTGCCAGTATGTCGATCACGATGGTGCGGTCATACGTAACCACCGGCTCCATACCAAACCTATAGGCTATCCCGATGATGGCCTCATCGAAAATGTTTGGCTCTAAAAAGATCGCGCTTTCGATCTCGTCAATGATGCGTCCTCGCATGCTGTTCTCCTGGTTAACTGTTTGATGAGAGGCCGGTTACTGTACGCACCGTTGAATGCAAGGAGCAAGCATGGCATGCAGGGAGCTCCAGCCCCTCATCAAAAAGTCCCCGTCTTTCCAGGGTGTCATGTCGGCTACTCGCTACTTCTGGAAGGGGCCAGCATCCGCTTTGGCCAACAAAGATGGAGACTGTCAGCAATCCCCATCCTTGTTAGGCCCCGTCTTTCCGGGGTGTCATCGCAAGCGGGTCATAACTCCGCCTTGAAGCGACCTTACTCAGCATCCTTCGGCTCTACGTCCGTTACAGGTTCTGCTGCTTGCAAGCGTTTGATCTCAGCCTGGTATTGACTCCAGACTTGTTGGACCAACTCATGCACTTGCTCGTGTGGCAATTTACGCAAAGCTGCAATTGTCAGCTCAGCACCGGCGGGTGTGAACTGGATGTTCACGATTGGGGGTTGGACTTGATCAGTCATGTTTTCATCTCACTTTAAAAAGTCTTCGACCTCATCACTGAAGTCGTCCTCTGCGCGGCTGCGGCCAGACAGTGGTTCACCATCAGCCAACTTCTGCACGTTGTTCAAACCACATGCAATGCCCTTGTTGCCGTCCACGCTGTACGCGTAGAAGTTAACCGACACGCGACCATAGCAACCGCTGTAAACATCATCAGCATCCATGATCTCGACCTTGTCAGCGTCGATCACGCCAGGGCGTTGGTTGCTGTTGCAATTTATAAAGTAGTGGCCCTTGTACTCTGGGCTCTTTTCTACGTCACGGTCGGTGTCACCATCGCGCAAAGGCAACTTAAAACTGGCGAGGAATTTACCGCCCCAGGTTGATGTGCTTTTTGCGTCAGTCTTGACAACGTCGACCGCACCTTTGATCTTGTCGATCGTAGCTTTGTCGGACTTCGGAATCAAGATTGCCAAGCTGTATTTGTCCTTGTCATTCTTCTTGAAGATGTTGACGTAGGACAGACGCACCTTGCCGGTGACAATCTTTGCTGTTTGCTGTGTAGCCATTTGAGTGTTTTCCTTATTCACTGTTTTACGAAAAATCTTCTACTGCTGATGCAGCAGAAGCGAGTGCTGGTCTTTTGTCAGAGACTGGGACCAGCGTTGGTTTACCTTCAGGCTTGACGATGAGGCCATCAAGCACTTCGGCGAACACCTTCTTACCGACCGCCTTCTCCATGGCTGTGATGCCCAAGAGACTGCGTTCGTAGATTACTTCTTCAGGTACGCCCGATGCTACCAACTTAGCAGCAACTGCATCCTGGTCTGAATACTTCCGGTTGGACCGGCCTTCAACTAACTTGTAACCCGACACCATTGTGTTGTGCTCTGTTGCCTGCTTGAGCGCAAATGCTTTCAAGTCGTTGAACCAATCGATCACCATGTCCGCTTTGGGTAACAGCTCTGCGATCCGGTCCATTGACAACGACTCAGGCAGTGGTGGCTGCGCGTCTTCGATAGCACCGAACTCCTGCTGTGCAACAGCGATGGCTTGTGCGGCTCGTGCCGGGCATGTGTAACGAGCTTTGCAAAAGCAGCTGGTGCAGTGCTCGCCTGCAACAAACTCGCCCTTACCTTCCCAGGCCATAGCAGCCAGCGGCTTGACTTCATTCTCTGCCCAATCAAGCAGAACCTCAGCGTGTAGTTCCTCGCTCCCAAAGTTGTGGAGCCTTGGCTGCAACACTGTCATGCGTACACGGAAGATGTCGTACAAGTGGCTCAGCTCATTGATCGCGCCAAGACCGTACAAACGCAGCTGGCTGTTGCTTAGCGGGTCAACGTAGATGCCCTTGCCGTACTTCAGGTCCATCACCTCGACGATGCCGTCGGCCACGATCACCAGGTCACCTGTGCCAAAGCCTTCGGGTACCCAGGCACTGAAGTCAAGTTTGCGTTCGACCATGATGACCGGGTCCTTGCAATCGAGTTTGATTTCCTCGATGCGTCGGGTTGCATAGTTGACTGCCTCGGCAACGTAGTCGCGCAGCTCAGGGCTGTCGAAGTGCATGAGCTCTTGGGGTAGTGGATCGACTGGCCGACCCAGGTAGGTCAGCATCTCTTGCTCGAACACTGCATGGGCAAACGTGCCTTCGCGTGCGAACTCGCTACCCTCATCGGGGAACTGTGCTTCCAGGTTTGCACTGGGTGTGCAGGTCATCCACTTCTCGCTACCGGATGCTGATAGCTTTGCGTGTGCTGTCATTTGCCATACCTCGGTGCGCATGTCACGTCGACAGGGACTGTCGACAAGAAGCCGTTGATACGGCGACGGGCCGTGATCATCACAGGGCGAAGGCCGCTCTCTTCGCACTCCTTCACGCTGTTGATGACCTCGTTGCGTGTGAGCATGGTGATCTCTTTGTCAACCACCAGCTCAGTGTTTTGGTACGTGTTGTGCGCAGGTTTCGGTGCAGGCGTAGAGCATGCAGCCAACGTCAGCACGGCCAGCACAGCTGCGGCCTTCATACAGGCGCACCAATGATGTTCGATGGGTCCATGCGGTTGTACCAAGCTATCGCGTCGTCGGACACTTGCTTCGCGTTTGCGCTGATGTAGCTTGCGATGATCAGTGCAGGTGTTGGCACTTCGTCAAGTGCGTTGATTGGATCGAGTGTGCCCTCAATAGTAAATTGATTGTCGGGCGCGTCTTTGATGATGATGGTTGCAATGGTCATTACAGTTTCTCCGCTTTGGCCAACAGGGCTGCATAGTCTTCGGGTTTTACTTCGGTCAGCTTGGCCGCACCAAACGTAGCGATCAGTGCAGCGATGTCGTCCTTCTTGCCTGCCTGGCTGAGTGCGCTCAACTTAGCCCTCACGTCGACCAGGGTCAGGCTCTCGGTTTGAGCAGGTGCAGCGGAGCTCTTCGCAGAAGAGGCACGGGGTGTAGTCTTTGGCGGTGAGGGCTGGTCTTGGGATTGAGCTTCTATTGAAGCCGGGTAGTCTTGCAACAATTTCAACACTGCTGCTATCTGTGCCTGCGTCTGCGGCACGATTGTGATTGTGATCATTTGTCATCTCTTTAAAAATTGGGGAATAGATACTGGCTCTGGGTATGCGGGTTGACGGCCTGATGGCTGCCAACCAAATCGTTTCCAGGTTGCTTGCACGTCTGCATGCTTAGTCCATCTGAACTGAGGGTGTGACGTCGGTATCGTTGGTTCTGTGCGCTTAGCTCCTGCCATGCTGTTTTCTCCTTGTTGCTGGTTAGTGGGCGCGATGATAGCAGAACTTTCATCAGGCTTGTCAACTATATTTTGAAAGCGGTGCTATCATCGCGCCCCATGACTACACGAGACATCATTAGAAAACTTGGGGGCCCCGTTTACGTGGGCTGGTATTTGGGTATCAACTCCCAGGCTGTGAGCCATTGGTCGTCGAAGGATCGGATACCGGTTGCTCGAGTGCCGGAGCTGATGCGTTTGTGCAACAAACTTGGTGTACGGGTTACGCCAAAACAGATGCGCCCTGATATTGATTGGTACGGGATGATACGAGATGAGACGAGATGACACAGACTCGATACGACCTGGTACTTTCCCTAGATGCGTTGCGTGCAATGATCGAAGGCGAGATACTGGAAATACAAGTCGATGAAGGAATTGTGATCTCGATATGTTGCGATGGCAGTACCGTTGAAACATTTCGTGACCACATTAACAAAGCGATGTTGGCTTTACTACCGGCACCACCTCTTGTGAACTGACCGAGCTGCGCGGATCGCAGTGTTTGATGGAGTTTGTATGAGCAATAGGCTTGATTATTTTGACGACATTTTACGAGACTGCTTGCACGTAGTACACGACTTAGAAATACCCGAAGAACACCACGGCGTTGTGATCGCAGCGTTGATTCAGTCTGACAGCTTGAACGGTTTGCGCAAAGCAC